GCGTTTCTTACCTGACAAGGATCCAAGCAATACTTTTTTCTGGACTGAAAGAGCAATGATCAAATTGCCTTTCGCTGGAGTCAAAGGACAAGCGGATTCAAGACCAGTACAGGTACAAGTACCGTGCATGGAGATGTATGGAGAAACTTGCCCAGTTCTAACAGAAGTTAGACCCTGGTTCAAGGACAAGTCAATGGAAGACATGGGCAGAAAATATTGGAAAAAGAAAAGTTATATATTCCAAGGTTTTGTGTTACAAAATCCATTGTCAGATGACAAAACACCAGAGAATCCAATTAGAAGATTCATTATTGGTCCACAAATTTTTAACATAATCAGATCTGCGTTACTGGATCCAGAAATGGAAGAGTTACCAACTGATGCTGTGAGAGGTGTGGATTTTAGAATAACCAAAACATCCAAAGGCGGATATGCTGATTACTCTACTTCAAAATGGAGCAGAAGAGAAAGAGCTCTAGACGAAGCAGAAAGAGCAGCCATTGACAAGTTTGGATTGTTTAATCTTTCAGACTTCAGACCCAAGAAGCCCACCGATGCAGAAGTAAAAATAATCAAAGAATTATTTGAAAAATCTGTAGAAGGTGAAGCTTATGATCTAGAAAAATATGGTCAGTATTTCAGACCAGCTGGAGTATCAGCTACAGCAAATGGTTCTGCGAACGGATCAGCATCAGTAACAGCTCCAGTTGATGGAGAAGCGATTGTTACCAAAGTAGAAGCGGTAAAAGCGGCTCCTGCTGCGGCAGCACCTCAACCATCTACTGACAGTGCTAAAAGAGCAGAAGATATCTTGAAACTGATTAGATCAAGACAAAGCAAATAACACTAATTTCCCTTTTGGCTCCAGCATATTGACACTGGAGCCAATTAGTGTTAATATAAGAACATAGGAATAAAAAAATGACAAAAGTATTTGACGCAACAAAGTTTAGAAAAAGCATTACAAAATCAATTCAAGGTTTAGGTTTAGGATTCAATGATCCTACTGATTGGATCTCTACAGGCAACTACGCATTAAACTATTTGATATCGGGAGACTTTAACAAAGGTATTCCACTAGGTAAAGTATCTGTGTTAGCAGGAGAATCAGGAGCAGGTAAATCTTACATAGCATCAGGCAATATAATTAAGAATGCACAAGCACAAGGTATCTATGTTATTCTAATTGATACTGAGAACGCACTAGACGAGGCTTGGTTACAAGCACTAGGTGTAGACACAGATGAGAAGAAATTATTAAAATTGAGTCTTTCAATGGTGGATGATGTTGCTAAAACAATATCAGAATTCATGAAAGGTTACAGAGAAGAGAACCCAGATAATAGAGAAAATGCACCTAAAATTTTATTTGTTATAGATTCGTTGGGTATGTTATTAACTCCTACAGACGTTAATCAGTTTGAAGCAGGAGAGATGAAAGGTGATTTAGGTAGAAAACCTAAAGCCCTAACAGCACTGGTTAGAAATTGTGTAAACATGTTTGGTTCTTGGAATGTAGGATTAATTGCAACCAACCACACGTATGCATCACAAGATATGTTTGATCCAGATGATAAAATATCTGGAGGTCAAGGATTTATCTATGCTTCTTCTATTGTGATAGCAATGAAAAAATTAAAATTAAAAGAAGACGAAGCAGGTAATAAAATTTCAGAAGTAAGAGGTATTCGAGCAGCATGTAAAGTTATGAAAACTCGATATGCTAAACCTTTTGAAAGTGTACAGGTTAAAATTCCATATGACACAGGAATGGATCCTTATTCTGGATTGGTTGATCTTTTTGAAAAACAAGGAGTACTGGTTCAATCTGGCAACAGATTAAAGTATGTGGATAGCAAAGGTAAAGAACATCTAGAATATAGAAAAGATTGGGATGGAGATAAATTAACAATGATAATGAACGATTATCAAAATGTTAAAAAACCAGAACCAAAAGAAGATGAAAAAGAAATTAAAAAAGATAAAAAATAAAGGAATGTGGTCAGATGTTTTATGGATAGGAGGGACATCGTTGATTACTTACTTAATTATTACAATATTTCAATTATGAAAAAGAAAAAAAAGAAAAAAATCACAGGTTACTACGGTTGTTGGGATAGTAAAAAGAAAAAAAGAACATTTAAAACACTTTGGCAGGATAAAAATTAATGCAAGAGTTTACACACGAAGAAATAGAACAGATATGGAATTCAATCAGTCATTATGTGCCTGATAGACAGAAAGTAGACTGTGCCGTAGACTTTATTAAGACATTGGTAGATATTGGTGTTCCTACTAAAGTAATCAAATCCGCTGGAGAGTATGATGAAAAATTAGAAGAAGCAATTGAGAGCGTGTTTGAAGATGAAGAAGAAGACGGATACGACGAATAATGAGCTGGTATACTAAAGTAAGTCAGGATATTAGTTTAATACCTGATTGTATAAAACATTTTGATCAGGAACTAGAAACAGCAAGAAAAGAAATATATATCTTTGGAAATCTTGAAAAAGCAGCAGCAGCCCTACCTGGAGTGGTAGAACAAAGATTCAATCAATTACAAGAAATAGAAGCGATATTAGAATATCTTAACATAGAAAACAGAAGATTAAGATCTAAAACATTTAAGAAGTTTTTAGAAAATTATAATAGAGCATTAACATCTCGAGATGCTGACAAATATGTAGATGGCGAAGCAGATGTAGTGGATATGGAAAAAATTATCAATGAATTTGCTCTATTAAGAAATAAATGGTTAGGCATAACCAAAGGATTAGATCAAAAACAGTGGCAGTTAACTAACATAGTTAAACTACGAGTGGCTGGAATGGAAGATGCCACAATCAGATAGAATAATACTCACAGACGTTGACGGTGTACTATTGGAATGGGAAGACCATTTTAATAAATGGATGGCAACCAAAGGATTCCCCCAATTAGAAAACACAGATCATGAATACGATATGAGTATTCGATATGGCATACACAAAGATCTTTCGCGAGAATTAGTTAGAGAATTTAATAAGAGTGCATGGATGAGTATACAACAACCCATGCCAGATGCACAGACTTGGGTAAAATTATTACACGCCGAAGGCTGGACATTTATACCTATAACATCACAAACATCAGATATACCAGCACAAGAATTAAGAAAAAGAAGATTAGCAGAATTATTTGGAGATACTGTGTTTACAAATTTCTTTATATTAGAAACAGGAGATCATAAAGATGCAGCACTGGCAGAGTTTCACGGTACAAATTTATGGTGGGTAGAAGACAAATGGACCAATGCTAAAAAAGGATTAGAATATGGTTTACGACCATTATTATATAATCACGATTACAACCAGGGTTTAGAACATGAAAATATCACCCGAGTAAATAACTGGCAACACATACATAAAATCATACATGGAAAAAAATAAAAAAATATTAGTAATGGGATTACCAGGATCAGGTAAGAGTTATCTATCTGATAAACTAGCGACCTTACTGGGTGCTGTGTGGCTAAATGCTGACAGAGTGAGAGCAGAAGCCAACGATTGGGATTTTTCTCCCGAGGGTAGAACAAGACAAGCAGAAAGAATGAAACGTTTAGCACAAGAAGGATTAGATAATAGTCGACATGTGATTGCAGATTTTGTGTGTCCTACAGAAAAAACTAGACAGGATTTTAATGCTGATTATACTGTATGGGTTGATACTATCAAAGAAGGACGATTTGAAGATACTAATCGAATGTTTGTACCACCACAAGAATATGATTTTCGAGTACCTACACAGAATGCAGAATTGTGGTCTTTAAGAATAGCAGATGAAATACAAGAGTATGTTTGGGATAATCGTAGACCCACAGCTCAAATGTTAGGTAGATGGCAACCATGGCACGAAGGACATCAAGCTCTGTTTGAAGAGATTGTTAAAAAAACAGGACAAGTAAACATACAGGTTCGCGATGTGCAAGGTGTAGGAGACAATCCGTTTGATTTTGAAACAGTTAAAAAGAATATAGAACAAGCATTAACACCTTATAAGAACAGAATTAGAATAACTTTAGTACCAAATATAACTAATATTTGTTACGGTAGAGGAGTTGGTTATAAGATAGAAGAGATTGTTTTGCCAGAAAATATACAAAAAATCTCTGCTACAGATATTAGAAAGAAGATGAGAGAGGAAGGAAAACTATGAAAGTATATGTAGGTTATGATCCGCGAGAAGATATCACATATCAAGTATGTGAACATTCTATAAAACGTAGAAATCGAAATATTGAAGTAGTACCTCTAAAAATGAAAACTCTTAGAGAATCTGGAATTTACACTAGAGAAATAGATCGACTTGCTAGTACAGAATTTACATTCACAAGATTCTTTATACCATATCTACAAAATTATCAAGGATGGGCAGTGTTCTGTGATTGTGATTTTGTTTGGCAAATAGATGCTGATGAATTAAAACAATACTGCGATGACAGCAAAGCAGTAGTATGTGTACAACACGATTACACCCCACCAGAAGGTGTTAAGATGGATGGGCAGATGCAACTAGCATATCCTAGAAAAAATTGGAGTTCGATGGTGTTGTGGAATTGCGCTCATCCTAAGAATCAAATATTAACACCAGAACTGTTGAATAAAGAAACAGGCAAGTTTTTACATAGATTTAGTTGGTTAGAAGATTCTGATATAGGATCTCTACCTCATGAATACAACTGGTTAGTAGGTTGGTACAAAGAACCACGGGATGGCTCTCCAAAAATATTACATTATACCGAAGGCGGTCCGTGGTTTGAAAATTACAGAGATTGCGAGTATGCTGATGTTTGGAAGAAAGAATTAATAAATCTATTTTCGTCATGAGCCACGATCGTTGGTTGATAGCTAAAGTTGATTGCAATAAAAATCCCATACCACATATTTGGTCTAGTACTCTTGTGCGTAGAGATGTTTATGATAGACTTTATGAACAATGGAATAATATAGAACATCAACATTGGCAAAATTTCATATATGAGATGTGTGTAGAATTATATTTTCATAATGATTTTACTAATATGTTAACTCCTAAAAAAAATAATGAATATATCGGGTATTGGTTTTTTCAACAACGCACAGATAAAAGTAAAGGCGGAGAAATAGAACTCTCAAATGGCTCTATTAAAAAAACATTAAGTTACTGGCATAATACTATATTAATAATAGAAACAAATAAAAGTTTTACAGTATTACCTAGAAAACACGAATTACCTCATAGACCGTTTTGTGAGGTTTATTTTGATTCTGTAACAAACGAAAAAATAAAAAAATTATTAAGTTAATTTTTGTAATTGTCTATAAATTCTTTTAATTTTTTAACATCAGCATCTAGATGACGATCTTTAATTTTATTCCAAACATAATCATCTCTAACGTTAATATTTAAATTTTTTCTAACTAATATAGCAGTATCATCAAAAACTTTCTTTGCTTGAATTAATGTTTTAGTTAGATAAAAACATCTGCCAAGTTTTTTAGCAACAGTTTGATTGTATGTGTCCACATACCAGTGCCAAAAAAATGGAGGAACAAAATAGCCAAGTGCTTTCATCCAATTTCGATGCACAGCAAAATGAGGACTACCAACTCGTTCATTTTCTTTTAATTGATAGGGCTCTTCATTGGTTAATAATGCTGTGCCATTTCCTTTACCGTTGCCATCAAAAGGGGCAGCCATGCAAATCTTGTCTGGGAATTTTTCAAATACTTTTATAATATTAAGATCCCAATTTTTAGTCATAAACTGTATGTCATCACCTGCTAAAAATAATATATCGTGTTTGGCTGTTTCAGCTAATTGGTTCCAACTGTAACAAGTGCTTTGATTGGGTCCTATTGTGTAATGTCTTTTATCAATATACTTTTTATAATCATTTAGTGTTGGATCATCCTCGTTTAGATACAACAATATTTCTATATTCTTAGGTTGGCTAACTGTTTTATAGGCAGTGTCTATCATTCTTTTAGCAAGCATTGGACGTCCTCGAGACGGACAACAAATAGAAATCATTTTCTTATCTCCACAATAACATCATCTTTTATATTTTTTAAATTCCTAAAATCAAAAATTTTAACAGTTACTCGATGACTATTTTCTAAATCTTTAAATTGTTGTATAGTACTGTCTATATCTCGTATATCTTCTATGATATAAACTCCATCTTCTTTTAATTTAGGATAGAGAAGATTAAAAGATTTAAGTTGGTCTTGTATTCTATGAGATCCGTCATCAATAATAATATCAATATCGTCAAGTTTTTTTACAGTTTCTTCTTTGGTGGCATCTCCGATAATATAACGCATATTTTTTTTAGAGGGTTTATATGGTACGGTCATTTTTTTATCAATTCCTATTATTATACTATCTTCATTAAAATATTTTGCCCATAATTCTAAAGATCGTCCAGCGTTGACACCAATCTCTAATAGAGTAATTGTTTTATCTTTGTAATTGGCTAAAGTTTTTTCGTAATACATTTCGATATAACTATGATGTGTACCTTTATCGCTCTGTGTCTCTGTATTAAGTTGCGACAATATCATATTAATCTATCTTTCCAGGTCTTAGGAGTCTTGTCGCTGATTATTTCTAGAGGAAGATGATATTTGAATTTCCGTGTGCCTCTTTGTCGTATGTAATCAGCAGTTTTCTTTACAGCAGTTTTTAAATTAGTAGTGGTACGATAATTTAACAATCGACGAGCTTTATCGGCTGAACAAGTGGCCAGTTTTACCTCTTTAGGACGATCTTCATAGTGTATGGGATCTAGGTTGCAGCCTGTTTCATTAGCACACAGTTCTGATAATTGATTAATACTTACAAATTCTTCGTCTGGGCCAATATTGATTATTTCTCCTTTAACATTTTCATTGAATGCTAGCTCATTTAAACAATATAGACAATCATCGATATAACTGAAACATCTTTTCTGTTCTCCATCGCCATATATCACCGGTGCTTTACCTTGCAACATTCTATTCAACATAATACTCATAACATTACGGAAAGGATCATCATATTTCTGTCTAGGTCCTACAATGTTGTGTGGCACTGCTATGTTCCATTCTATGCCGTGTGTGTCACATAAATTTTTAATTACTCGCTCACCTGCTTCTTTAGCAATACCATATGGATCCTGTGGTTTAGGTTCGTATTCTTCTCGGAAAGGCACTTGATTGGTTCCATATCTTGCCATGGAACTGCAGTATACAAATCTTTTAACTCGATTCTTTATTGCTGCTGTTACTGTGGACACCGATGCTTCAAATATATTTTGAGTTACTAACAGTGGGCTGAACACACTCAATCCTTCATAAGCAGTAGCAGCACAATGATACACTATGTCGCTGCCTCGCATGGCTTCAGTCATCTTATCTAAATCTCGACAATCAATTTGATGAAACTCTACACCTTCTGGTATGTTATCG